TACCTAATCAAAATTACACATATTATTCACCAGATAGTATTATTCAGAGCTATCTAAGTTCAGATAGGGGTTATAACTACATTAATACGAGTGCCACAACTAATTCATACAAGGAACATTAATTTGATTCCAATAAATTACATCATTTGCACTACCCTCTAAAACCATTAGAACATTAAAGTGGTAAGCAAGTTTGGACCAAAACAAATCTTTCTTTGACTTGCCAATTAAAACTTGAGTGAATTTAATTTCATTGACTTCTTGAGTATCTCCATCAAGATCAATTACAATAATGGTACACTCATCTTGTAAGCCTTTTACCATTTTAATAACAGTATCATATCCTGGTAATGACTTATTCTTTAGAAAACCACTATCAATAACAACTGCTTTAGGTAGAGATAGGTTAGGAATATAAGTTCGAGCAAACTGCTTATTAAACATCTTCCATAACCAAAATAGATCGTTTGGATTTTCACCAGTTTGATATCCATTTATTAAAATACTCATTAGACTACTTGATATAGGAATAATTTCAACTTCAAATCCATCTTCTTCTAAAATATCTTGTATATCTTTTCTGGTATCTTGATCTACCAAGAAAGGTCCACTTAAAATAAAGCCACCCGCATGTTCATCAGTTAATATACTTTCACACTTCTCAAGAAGATCAACAATAATATTATTCTTGATGGGCTTTAACCATTCATTTCTACAAAGAGGATGCAATCCATTCTTTTCGACGAACTCAAAAATGAGTGCTTCTTCTGAAAAGTGATCCCAACGAGTATTTGTTTCATACTCAAGTCTTGCTTGGAGCGCCGATGCTCCTGATTTTGTATCTCGATTGGTTATACCCAAAACCAAATAAGCCTTCTTTTTAAGAATAATATTAGAATCACAAACTTCGTCGTCCATTGTAACCTCTTTTATTCATACTGATTATACATAGAATTAGCCCAAGATTGAGAAATAGGCAATCCTCTATAACGATACCAACCAGGGCGCATCGCTATCTTCTCCTTTAGACGTGCAACGATGATACTATAATCACCTAACTGCGGCTCCCAGTCTCCATCCATCTTATATAGTTTAGCATAATTCATATCAAATGTCAAGTGTGGATCAACCTTAAATCCTCTATCTTGCATTTCTTTAGCAAGACTATCAAATCTATTATAGAGATAGTTCATCTTGTTAAGCCAAAAGAGCATATGACCAGAACCTAAGGTATATTGCGCCGGAATCCCGGCGCATAGATCTTTTCCAGATTTAACCCTTTTTTCCAAAAGAGGCGGAATCATCCTGAGTTCTCTTTTCTCTGCTATAAGATGCTGGTCCAAAAGTGCTTTCACAGGTAAAATGTTACAGCGCATTTTATTCTTTTAAGATAGAAGCAGCCCAAGTAAATGCAAGTTTTACAATATTTAAAGTAAGTAGTGCTGTAATACCTATCTCTATATTCATAAGAAAAAGTAATACCACTAAGATATCAAGCGATAAGGAAAACTTGTTCCCATTACCAAAACTTTCAAATAGAAAATCAAGCAAGTCAGATGGAGTATCACCTTCAGATGGCAGACAACGAAAATCTTCATCAGTTGCAAATCTATCTTTTACCCAAATCCAATGATAGTTAGACCAGTACCCGTCGCCCATATCTACTTTCTTAATCGAATAAACTACATTGGCCATTTCAAGCCATCGTACTATAGGCTCATCACCAAATCGTGTTGGTAGCCATAGAAATACTCGCTTGATTTTTTCTTCACCTTCTCTTGACTTTAAAAACGACTTTGATTTTAATTTCATTTTATTAATGGATATTCGTGGCTCATTTAAGTTCCTCCGAAGAATTAGCGGTTGTTTTTTCCTTGTCCCTAAATTTAATAAACCTTGGTAAATAAAGAGAGTCCTTTCCTTCACTCTTTTTAGAAATTCGAGCATTGTATTTTACTTCTACAATCTTGCCTATTACATCTGATGCTTTAATAGTCTTGCGCTGCGCGTCACTAAAACCACTACCAACATTGACCTGGATTTGCTCATCTGATGTTGAACATACCAGAGAACCCATCATTCCAGAATACTTCCCGCTGCCCTCGATCCATTCAACAACCTCAAGGTCGGCAGTGAGTTCAGCCTTAAATTTACAAAGATTGAATGAACGCTTTGGTTCCCATACGGAATTAAGGTTTTTAGCAATCACACCCTCTTCACCACGTTCCAAAGCCTCATTAAAAAGTTTTTCAACATCGGCAAGAGATGAAACCACAGTTGAACAGACTGGTAACACCTTAGTCATTCCGCATTGACTTGCTACCAAGATGGCATCATTGATCCTTAACAAGCGCTTAGAGTATGGTATTGTCTGGGTTTCATCGACAACATCCCAGCAAGCAAAGCGTACGCTATCGGCTTCTTTTTCTGAGATTGTATTTCTGATGGCTTTGTTGGCTATCCCGTTGCTTACCTTCCTTGGCAACGGGATACCCTTAGGTGAGTAGCAAACAAGTTCTCCGTCCCGTATCTCACCTACAGGAATCGTCTTACGAAAATCTGGATACATTACCTCAAGAGATGTAATCAAATTTCCGTTCCTGGTTCGCATTTGAATATCGCCGCTGTAAAGATGAGCAACCAGGCACCTGATGCCGTCGTACTTCGTTTGAACAACCACGTCGGGAAACACCAAGCGTTTCGGGTCTGACGCAGCCAGCATCAATTCGTAAGTTGGAACAAGCCCGCTCCAAATTTTATTGATTGTCGGGACTGCCACGCCACACCTTAGGTCCCTGTCGATAATTCTACGCAAGACTACAGCATTGTCCTCTGTTAGGCTTGCTAGGACATCGTGGTAGAATTTTACAGCACTATTGCCCGTGACTTTTCGCTGACACAAGTTGGCACAGATTTCATCGATGGCCGTGTCAAGTGATAGAGTGCCAGCATAAACCTCGACCTCGGGGTGCTTTGAGATCCAGAAAACAAGATCTGGATTATATGCTGCCCAGAACACCTTTTTAAGGAGAGCATTGTTGTAGTTATCAGACAGCACCCTCTCCTTAAACTTTCGACTATTATCAAGGCCGATGGTGTTTAGAATATCGAGTATTGATCCAGTATTAATCATTGCCAAGTCTCATCCAAAGGCGTGCAAGGGTGAAGTTAGTATTTTCGGTAAGACGATTTTGGTCGAGTATCGCACTGTAGATATTCGATAGCAAAGAAGTCAATTTGTCTTCGCTGCTTGCTTGCTGATTTCTCGGCGCGGGCGGCTGGTTCACAGGAGTTTTATCAGTTTCCTGTGAACTATTCTTGATATTCGAAGACATTGCCCCTTCGGTTAAAACTGGATCTTTCATCACACCATTTTTCTCCAGTACTCCCCAGGATGATCCTACCTGACGTGTAGGAAAACCACATTTTCGGAGTTGATCTGCGGTCCATTGCATTACTTCTTCTGTTTCTGCTTTATTGAACCAGCGCTGGCTTTGGTGTGCAGCGAAAACCAACTCAAAGCAAATATCAATCAACTTCTGTTCTCGTTCGTGACTCATTTCTTTATCCTCACTTTACTGCGACAATTAGACAGACTTCAGAAACCCTTGGACTTGGCTCGCGCGGGGTTGTTTTGATCATTTCAAGGCCCTTCCAGATATCACCCATAGAGAAAAGTTCAAGTGGTTTACGAATGATTTTACTTGAACTTTTCTTGGCATCGACGTTGGTGATAGTGCTACGATTTACACCAAGAACCTTACCTGGCTCGGCTCGATAATGGATCATCTGGCGATACTTGGTGTTGAAGATTAACACCTCTTTAGCACCTACGATTTTGGCTGGAGACAGAGATTCAACACCGATGGTATCGTCTCTCTTTAGGAATTTCATCGTTTTTGCGGCATTGGATTTTTCGACAATCAAAGCAGCCTTTGGATCCTTGACCGACTTCACCCTTGTCTTGACTTCTTTAATCTCCTTGACACCGCCGCATCTTTGATGTGCACTTTCAAGTTGAGCAAGGATTGATTGCTGTTTGGAAATCTGCTCCTGAGTATCAACAATCTGTTTTTCGATCCAACTTAAAGCCGGAATAATTTGAGATTTATCGGTAGGAATAAT